GCCGCCCGCGACGACGGCCAATGGAGTGATGAGCGTGTAGGTTTGCATATTAGTAAGTCCTTTGACAGACAGCCTGGGCAGTCGTCACGGTGCATGTTAGAGCAGGAACACCAGCATAGCCATAGATCGCGATGGTGTGGGTACCGGGAGTTAGACCCGTCAGGCAACCGCAGAGACTTATGTTGGCACTCCCCGCTGCCAGGGTCTGGGCGGATGCGTGGCCACCCAAGCTGCCTGAAACCAGGACGCCATCAACGTAAACGTCGAACTGCACAGCCCCAGCACCCGTCCAGGTAACCAAAAAGCTCGCGTTTATGTTATAGGTGTCGTAAAGGGTAGCTGTTGTAGCCGTCCACGCCAGGACAGAGGATGGGGTATTGCTTAAGGCGACACCTGTTGCACTGATTGACGAGGTGACCACATGGCCTAAGGTTTGATCTGCTGCCGCTTCTGAAGGCTCCAGGGTGTCGAGAGTTGCGCCGCCGAGGAAAGTGAAAATTGGTCCACTCGTGCCGCCGACAGGTCCGCCGATAGGGAAGTTAGGCTGGGTGGACGACAATGTTTGCGGAGCTGGGGTGACCCAGTTGGAGGTCGCGCCATTCGAACGCACGCTGCGTATCTGCACGCTGATGAGCTGAAACTCCGTCACCGTGATACCGGAGATGTAGACCATCGTGCTCGATCCAGATACAGACCCACCATCGATCCAGCCCGTAGACCAAGTGCCGTCGGTGTTGTGCGTCAGAGCCGGTCCGGTCCATCCGGTGGGCTCCGTCGTCCCCGTCGTGCTGAACATGTACTGAATCTGAATCGAGCCGTTATAAACGACGTTCGTATCCTGTGGCTCGGTCCAGGTCACCAGCATCCGGGGCGTGGTTGTCCCAGTCTGGTTGACTGATCCCGTCGTGGCGTCATCCTCGATGGCGAGGCCCGTCGGCGGAGAAACTTGCATACCGTCATCGATCACAGGGGAGGGTGTAGCTTCGACACCCTGTTCCTCATAGGTGTACCAGTCGTAAACAGAGGGGTCGGTCTCGCACACATCCGCCTCACAGGAGATGACGGGAGCCGTCTTCTGATCGGAGAAATCACCCTTCACGTTAGTCCGGAAGTTAGCGATTTCGAGATACTTGTTCGTCCAACTGAATGGCGGAAAGGAGAACTCGATCACATCTTGCGCACACGCCTGCAGAGCGGCGAGGCGGAGAGGCAGCGTGGTTGTCCCCTGGTTGCGGATGCGGAGTAGATGTATCTTAGCCAGCCGCTGAGCGGTCGCGACGCTGGTCACGAATTGGTACTTTACATCCGCCCACAACCGCACGCCGCCGCTATCTCGAATGCATCCTCCGGGTAGCCGTGCGTTGTGTCGCACATATACTCAGGAAAGTCGGTTGGTTGCCACATTCCGTTGAAAATGTTCTCGTCTAAGTGGTCAGAGTCATACCCGATCACCTGATAGGGGTATTCCGGGCACACAAACTGCCCGCGAACTCCGTTCGCCAAATCGCGGAGTTTCTGTTTTGACTTCCACTTAAAGCCACTAACCAGGTCATCCTCATCGAAGGCCAGAGAGGTTCCGTACCATGCGGCAGGAAAGATGCCGATCAGACCGTTGGTGATGGTGATGCGCCCCTCGGCGGCAGCCAACATAGTCTGTAGAATCTGACCCGGTGCGGAGTCTGCAGAAAAACATCCGTTGATCGTGTAGCGTGACTCATTCGTGGTGCTTGTTCCCGTGCCACCAGAGATGATCGGCGTTCCTAGGATGGGGTCAGCGTTCCAACCCGAGGCTATAATCGTGGCGGTCATGGTTGTGTAACCAGTGCCGGGCGTGATCGTGATGCCGGTCAGGCTCCAGGTGTCTTCGCCGTTGATGGAAGTGCCGGGGCTGATGATCGGTGCCGCGCCAGCGCCCGTACCATCCCCGGTCAGGACGATTGTGAAGCTCGGCTCACTGCTGCCCGTTGCGTACCCGGCATTGGTCACGGGGATGCTGATCAGGCTGCCCGTAGGTGCGCTCGTGGCTCCCTGGGCAAGTGGAACCTGTTCGTCACAAATGTTCGCCGCCGCGATGAGTTGCGCACGGTCGATGTTGGCCATCGAAACTTTGTTCCCGAAGCCGACCTGGGAATCACATAAAAAATCGGCAATGACGAGAGCCCAGTTGCTCGTGTATCCGAAGGAAGCAGACACGAATTCGCCTGTCGGGTCCATGCGCGGATCGTAGATGTTGTTTTTGCCGAAGATAGTAGCCTTGATGCCCGGCCAGCCCGGGAACAGGGTCGTGTTTTTCTCCAACTTGATGTAGCTGTAGGCTTTCCCGTCATTTGTGCATTCGGAAGTCCAGTTAGGATCGTTGGCAGTAAGGCCACTGATGTAGTCTGTGGGAGCATTGACCCCGGAGTTATCCCGGACTAGCTGGCCAGGATACCCGTACCGATGCTCCAAGTACACGTTGCCGCCGAAGTTATACTGGTTCCCGCATTGATCTTCGAGGGTGGCGGATTCGGCATTGCCCCAGTTCAGGCCGCTTTCACAGACCACCTGCCGACCATCGAGGTAGACGGCCTGGATCGCATAGACCTGGTGGGCGCACCAGTTGATAATGCTATTGAGCTGCGCGGGTCCACTGCCTGTGGTGCTGAGATAGATCGGCGTGCCGGTGACCCTCATCTCCCCATAAATGTACTGGTAGGGTGCGATAGGATTGCGCAGCGACACGGCATTGGTCGGGCCGCCAGCGAGCATTTGAGCGACGCCCTCCATCGTCATCGACGCCCCGGTCATCATGGCCGCCATAGCGAGGGACTTCACCGTACTGGTGGCAATATTCAGCGCGGTGCCAACGCCCGGAGCAAACACGTCCAGTGCGATCCCGCCTGCAATCAAAGCTGCGCCTTCGGCTATTTTTGCCATATCAAACTCTCCATGCCCGACGGCACTTCGTTACTTCTACTTTGTGCAGACCATCCTGAGCAACAAAGACAGCATGTTGACCGTTCAGGTGGACGATGCCCACTGCTGGTCCTTCCTCGGTGTCGAGGATCACCATGTCGCCCCGCTGGGCATACAGGACGGAAGTTAGCTCTTTCATGCCGTGCTGCTTCGCTACATACGCCGCTGCATCTTCCACAGTGGACCCGCCGGTAACGGTGTGGATTACTTCCTTCGCCGATGCCGCGTCGGTGTACTTACCCCGAAACTCCGCCGCGATGTCAACGCCCGTGTGGGCGAGGATCACATCAGCGACGAACATGGAGCAGTCATGCTCGGACCAAACGAACGGAAGATCGCGCTGAGATTCAAGGTGCTTTTGAAGCAAGCTCTGCCAGTTACCGTGACGAGTCAGCATGGTTAGTTCCTTGACAAACGATTTAGTTCCAATCGAGATTGATATCTTGAATGCGTGTTACCCAGCTATAGGAGGCATCGTTCGGGTTGATCGCTCGCTGCTGGGTGTCGGTATATCTACAGCACTGGCCCGGTTCATATCGGCTAGCCATGTCTCGCACGCGACGGTGATCGTGGAGGTCTGTGTGTCGAGATCGATTTCGGGCTGATCAACAAAGCCGGAAAAAATCACCACCGGAGGGGAGACGAGCGCCCCTGCTGATGTGAATAAAGCGAGATACACCAGAGCGGGGAGGCCTTGCTGTACGTCATCGAGGGCACCAGTTAGGAGTGTGTTGGGGATGCCGGAGAGGGTGAGGGTGGTGCCGTTGGCCGTGATGTCAGAGGACTCGCTCATCGTCCCGACTCCGCCGAGCATTCCCACACCTTGGTAAGTGTTGCCGCCATAGACGAAGGGGCCGACGCCAGTCCAGATATAGAGCGGACCTGTCTTAAGAGTGATGATCACGAGGATCGCCCCGTTGACCTGGGGCGATTCTATCGCCGTAATGAAAGCTGTGGGAATGTTGCGTGGTATGGTGAATCCTCATTTCAGAGTGCTATATGCGGGTCAAAGATTTGGGACACAGTGGCTGCTTCTGCCAACTTTTTGTAATAGCCGAGATGCCTGGTCTTGCCGTCCACCTGTTTCAGAACGTATCAACGCTGGGTCTGTTCACGCCAGTACACGCCACGGACTCCAGAGATGTTATTCGAGTAGATACCCTTGTTAGTCGAGCAGTTCTCTGACTCGTTCGTACGATACTAAGTCTTCGGGCTTGCGGATATGTGTTGGCATTAGTTCCCTGATCTAATTGTAACTTACCTGTGACATTGATTTTGGCCTCTTACCGTGGGACCGGCATTTCCGCACCATCACGGCACTCACTGCTGGTCGAGAATGACCATGCGAATTGTGTTGCCGTACACAATCCTCAGGTGGCCCACCTTTTGCTCCGTGACCGCAGCGCTGTTGACTGTAAAGTTGCCCGTGAGGCTCCCGGCTGTGACAGTCACGCTGGCTGGCACCGTGATCGAGTCGATGTCGGAGCTGAGCGCCACAGCCGCGTCGGCAGAGGGGGCGGCCGTCAGCGTCACCATGCACGTTTGCGAGGCCCCACCGTGGAGAACCAGCGCGGGGCAGTTGACCCCGGCAATCTGCGACTGCTGCTGCGCTGGACAGCCAACCGCCAGCGCGATTAATGCGATCATCAAAATCATCTTCATTCCTAAACCCCTTTGCATGAATAATGCAGCACGGCAGTATCCGTGAGTACGGAACTGGTGAAGGTGACGGTTTGCGGACTGGCCCCGAGGTTATAGGTGACCTTGACTTGCCCAGTCAACGTCCCGCTGCCGGTCCACTGAAATCCGCAGTCGGGGTCTTCCACGTAGGTACCGGCGAGATTGACCGTCTTCACCCCGGAAGTTAGCGTTGCATTCCCCCGGTCCTGCCAGACGATATGACCCCCGTTGCTCATATCGATGAAGCCCTGCACTATCTCGGCAGCGTAGCCGCCGCTCCCATAAGGCCCCGTGCCAACGGTGACACATAACCCCAGGTTGTTATAAGCGCACAGAGAAAATTGCTGCTCTGGACCAATCCCTGCGGCTTGCGCCAGAATCATCGCCGTCGTAGTCCCAAAGCTTCCCGTGATCGTGGAGCCACTGATGGCCGGAGCCGATCCCGTGTAGAGAATCGTGGGCCCTGCTGCAAAGATCGTCGAGTTATCCAGCCAGGAACCTGACCCCAGCAGGATGGAGTAAGCAACAAATGTGCCATGGATGCCGTAGGCTTTGCCGGACAGGACAGGCCCAGCGATGTCGCTCATAATGCGCCCGGTCCAAACACCTCCGTCGATGTGACACGAACCCGTGTAGATGGATGGGACGCCGGTTGCGCTGCTCTGATTCTCGATGTTGACGCCATCCAGATTGAGCGCCCCGGCCTCCGCCACCGTGCATCCATAGCTGAGGTCGATGATGCCCTTTGTGTTATCTCCCGCGTTGAGCATAGCCTCGTAGTTTTCAGCCCCGGAGTTGGAGATAACATAGTCGCCAAAGGACCCCGTCAGTTCGACAGGAGCATGTGTAGATCCAATCATGTTGCCGCTGAGAACGACATGCGTAACGCCGTAGCCGCTGCCCTGTGTGTAGCTGGACTGTGTGGTGGTGTTGGGACCCTGGGCATTTCCTATGACCACACCGTTTCCAAGGCTCTGGAGAGCGGAGGAATACACCCCCGCAAGGTCCTGGCCGATGCCTGCGACTGCATTGGTGCCTGCCGATGCACCGCATTCCAGGAAGCTGTTGTAGATGTGAAAATTTCCGCCGCCGACTGAATCGGGGTGTGAATAAAAACAGGAGCCGTCGCTATTCCCCGTAAGCGTTCCATTTAAGGGGATGATCGAAATCCCATTGATAATCAGGTTGCCGTGGCTCACATTGTTGATAACAGGCCCGGTAAGTGACGTTGTATAGCAGATAGGCGATGCGGTGCCATCGTTCGGTATCCCGTGCCCGTCGCCGTCAATTTCCATTGTCCCGCCAAACCCGCCGAAGAGCAGACTGGACGTAACCTTGTAGCAGTTGGAAGGCGTTGCAAGATAGAGTCGCCGATGCGCATGAACATAGCCGTAATTAAACCACGCGTTCAGAGCGGCGGTGTCATCAGTGGTCCCGTCCCCCTTCGCTCCGAAGCACATTGCATTTAATGGCTTGTTGGGGGAGTAATCGCACGTGAATGCAACACTCCCGGCGGGGGCGCCGCTGGGTAATGAGGTGCCATTCAGAGTTAACCGGCCCTGTGAGTCAACATTCGCGGGGACGGCAGACGCGAGGCCGCCCGATCCGTTGGATGTTTGCACGGTCCCCGCCGCCCCCGCAGCAGAGACGGACCCGGATAGCCCAGTCGGCCCCGCTATACCCGTTGGTCCTGTTGGGCCCGTAGGTCCCACTGGCCCGACTACCTGAAGTGCCGTCGGTGCTGAGTTCGGAGTGTAGGTGTCAAAGCTCCACGAGCTGCCTGTGGGCTGGACGCAGCCATAGGGTCCGCCAGCAGCGACGTGGACCCCGCCCTGAGCCAGGCCAGCACCGATGATATTGTTCTGGGTGGCGTCGTTGTTGATGACCGTGACCGCATAGCAGATGGTCGGATTCGTGGCGAGAGCATCGGGCACCGAGAGGGTGAAGGCACCTCCGGTCACCGTTGCCTGGAGGGGAACCTCCTGAATCTGGCCGCTCCCCGATCCGCCAACCCTTGCCGCGCCGCCGGGCCCGTTCGGACCAGCCTCGGGCTGCCAGTAGATCGTCGCGCTCGCGACGAGGGAGCTGCTGCCGCCGACAGTGGACCCACTCACAGAGGTGTAGCCCGTCTGTGCATAACCAACCGAGCACAGGGTGAAGAGGCACAGGGCGAAGATAACTGATCTGATTCTCATGATGATTGACTCCGAAATTTTGAGTTATCTGGCTTCGACAGCCTTGAAACTGATGCCCCACAGGCGGGTCTCGTTTAGGGACCATTCGCGGGTGTCACTCGCAAGGCGGAACAGCCCCGAGGCGTTGAGGAAGTTGATAGGTTGAGCATCGACGACTGCTTCGCGCAGCCCGGGCCAGATGGGGATCGTTGCATTGCCGGAGGCGTCGGCGGTGATGACGGTGGGACTCATCACCATATGCAGCCGCCATCCGACTTGGATGTAGTCACACGGCATGAGGAGGCCAACCGCATTGGGCAACCAACCGCGTGTGGCGAGTTGGTTCACCGTTGCAGCCTGAGCACCGTTGACCACTGGCGTTCCGCGCACGTTACCTTGCGGCCTGAGCCCGAGAGGATCACCGAGCTGGAAAACATTCAAGCTGCCTTGCGTCGCGGCGAGCCAGGCGATCCATGGAGCAGCCTGTTTCCGATTCATCGGAGGCAGGGCCACGTCCATCTCCCACCGATCAGCACCGATCCAGCTCTGAGTCTGTGTGGCGAAGCTGAACGGGGAAACCGTCTGCCCGTTCGAGTTGATCATCCGGGGCGTGATCTGACGCGCCAGGGTGTAATCGGGCATGTTGGTTTGCGTCCAGCCGTTGGGAGTTGCTATACCGGGCGGTGAGTATAGATGCAACATTAGAATGACCTCTGGCGAGCGCCTGCTGGCCGACGGGCATCCCGCTCAGCACTGGCGGCCATCGAGGTGCGCACAGCGGAACCATGAACGGCGACGAGGGCGCGCTGGACGCGCATTTCCATATCGGCTGAGTTAGCGCCGCTGGCATCGATGGAGTAGTAGGCGGTTGACCCGCCGAGCTTGTTGTTAGGCACGACGGTGCTCGGGGACTTCGGAACGATCACCTCGGGACCGTTCTCGCCGACAAGGGCGGGACGACCCACGGTGGGATCACCTCCTGCCGCGAACATCCCGGAGAGACCGCCCGTGCCAGTACCGGCCATGGCGCTCATATCGACCTGGTCCGGGGCGTTCAGCAGGAGAGGGTCAGCACCCCCTGGCCCCATGATAGAACCGTTGGTGCCAAACATGTTTTTCAGGAATCCGAGGAATCCTGTGGCGTGTGCCACGTTGCTGGATGAGCTGCCGCCCCCGACACCACCGATACCGCCGCCGGGCCAATTCACTACCTGTACCTGCTGGACACCCTTTCCATGGAGGCCGAGCGCCTTGCCGAGTGTGCCCTCTGTCTTTTCGAGGCCCATTTTGGCGAGGCTGGTCGCAGTGGTTTGGAACCCTTTACTGAAATCGAACTTCTGTCCGGTGATGGCCAGCGCCATCTCGTTGTTCATCGAGTCAACGAACTGGGTAATGATCTTTGGGAGCTGATCCCCTGCCTGAGAGAACTGATCGACCAGCTTATTGAGAGCGCCGCCGATGGAGTTGTCTTCGATATCCTCGGAGGCCTTCAAAAGGGCCTTGTTGAAGTAGTCCTCACTCTCGGCAAGTTCTTTACTGACGCGAGCACTATCCTGATCAGATACCGAAGCGTCCGTCGTCAGTGGTTGAACGCTTGCAGCCCACACCTGTTCCCGCGAATGAGACTGAAGGGTTTCGGCACTATCTTGCTGGGCCGCATCCAGAGGAGACATCTGCCCCATTCGGACCATAGTGGCTCGCGCAGCTATGTCCTGTTCCAGCGCAGACTTGATGTTCGCGGCTGCGGTCTCAAATGCCTTCATCTGGTCGGCGACGAACTGGTTCGAGATGTCCTTATCCTGCTTCGTCCCCGCGTTGTAGGCAGTCTCCGCCGACTCTTGTACCCGCGCATTCGACTCATGATCTGCGGCGTTATCGCGCACCAGAGATGCAGCATCGGAACTGGCTTCTTTCCGCGCCGCGTCGTTGAAGTCGTTCGCGGCCTGAATCAGTTGGGCGAGCCCAGCCTTGTATTGCGGTGACCCTACTTTCACCGTGTCGAGAATCTTTTCCCAGAAATCGACGACGGCCATTGCACCCAGATTCTCCGTCTTTTTCAGCTCCTCAAGTTGCTGCTTCTGGGCGGCCACGAACTTCTCGCCTGCGGCGGTCGCTGCTGCCCGTGCTTCATTCGCGGCGGTCAGCTTGTCGTTGGTTCCCTGGTCTGTATTCTTCTGATCGGTGAGCGAGACCGTGGTAGACATACCGGAGAGGGTTGTGGTGTAGTCGCTCAGCGAATTGACACGAGGGTCCATCGTGAACCCCATACCAGCGTTCTTTTCCTTCGTCGCCTGCTGGCTCTGAGCCGTGTTGAGCTGAGGGGCAGCCCAATCATTTAGCTCCTTGTCGATGGCGGCCTTGCGCAGGGTATCGATATGCTGCTGGGCCTGATTGATAGCATCCTGAGTTGCACCCTGATTCTTCAAGGAGTCGAGCTGCTTCATGCCATCCGTTTGGATAGTCTGCAGGTTCGTCTGCAGTGCCCGGGCGTGTTCCCCCACATCGGAGTTACTGGATTCCCCGGCGATGATGCCGAGCGTCCCGACTTGCTCCTGCTTCAGAGCGTCGGAAATCTTCTGAAGGTCTTCGTTCAGTTTGTCGCCGAGCTTCTCGGCAGAGACGATAGCCTCGTCGATGGCTTCCTTGATGCCGTTCTGTGGCTTGCCTTGCAACTTCGCGTTCGCATTCTCCAGTTTGTCGATGGTGACCTGTAACTCGTCATTCGACTCCTGGATCGAGCCGGTGATGCTGTGCCACGCTTGCTGGTGTTTCTCCGCCGCTTCCTGAGTCTTGGAGACGAACTCAGCGACCTTCGTCCCGGCCTTGAAAATGAAGTCGATCAGGGCGATCACGGCGACCGCGTCGAATGCGGCGGACATAGCCTGAGTTACACCGGGGAGGCCGGAAACAAAGGTGCGCAGGTAGCGTGGAAGCTGGATGCCGAGAGTGTCACCGAGCAGCATGATGCTGCCGTTGGCGTCCTTCATCTCCTTGCGCGTGGCCGTGCCGAAGTCCCCAACCTTGCCTTTGAGTTGGTCTAGCTGCTTTTGCGCATTAGTGAGAGCCTCAGAGTATGAGGTGCTGTCCACACTAAGGACGATTTTTACAGCCCCCGCAGCTTCGCTCATACTGTTAACCCCTCACGTTTTGCTGCACAGTAGGCCAGCTTGTGTTCCCGAATCTTTGCTTTGGTTTCCGGTGAAAAGACACGGCACCGGCCAGATGTTGAAGTTTAGCGAGAAGGCAGACGCCGTGCTTTGTATACGCGCCAGTCAGGCTATTTCAAGAGGCAATGCCTTGCACAGCAAGCAAATTGCCAAGGAGAGACGCGGTGCAAGATGGCTGTATCTGACGGTCATGGTGATTTAGTTCTCTCCCAGCACCGTGATCGTTGATGTGTACCTCGTCAACCATTGGCCCTCTCGACGATTCATCAGAATAACTTTGGGCATCCCGTGATCGTGCCGGTGATCGTTCCACTGTTTGGAATGAAATGCACTGCGTTGATCGCCGTGCTGTTGTTGTAGAAGTCGCCTAGAGTCCATATGTTGGCACTGGCAACAATCACTCCGCTTAACGTTATCGGCCCTGAGGTGCTTGTCACATTGCTTAGAGTTAGGGAACCTCCGCTGAACGCCCAAGCGTAGGCAATAGTTCCGTCAAGACTCATACCCGGAAAACCCGCTGTGTACTGGTCAACGAGATTACCTACGGAGTTTGCATAGGTTCCGATTGTCTGATAGTGCCCCGCTGTCGTATCCCAGGTGCTGCCTCCGTTGGAGGACACCTGCATAAGCAGTTCTGCGCTCGCGGACAAAGTTGCATTCAGAAACGTGAAAGAGTAGTTCGGGTAGCCCTCGGTCAGCAACGTCGTAAATGGAACCGATGCTGCCCCGCTCACTGTGTGGGACTCGCATTGCGAAGCCAGCAGGGTCGCTACCTGAGCCGCCGTCGCCGCGCCGACATTCGCCCCGTTGCCATTGAGCAGCCCCGTGAGTGTCGTGGTAGTGCTCGTACTCACACTGTTAGGACCAGCCGCACCTGTGGGGCCTGTTGCGCCATTTGTGCCGTTTGTCCCCGTCGCGCCAGTTGCGCCCGTCAAGCCAGTCGGGCCAGTTGGTCCTGTGGGGCCAGTCAAGCCGGTGGGGCCACTCTGCACCAGCGCAATCGACGCGAGGTTGGGAACGTAGTTGTCAAAATTGTCAACGCCGCCCGCATACCACGAGTTGGTGGTGTTGGGTTGCACACAGGTATACCCCGGCCCGAGCACAGAGCGACCATACGTGTCGTGGGCTGTGACGATGTACCCCAGTCCTGACGGGTTGGTCAGAACCGTGTTCGGCAATGTGATCGAGAACACACCCGCCGTCACCGGCACAGTGATTGGGCGATCTGATGTCTGGCCGCCGCCGCCCATCTGTACCGAGGCGAACTGCCCTGTACAGGTGGTGGGTTGCCATGTAATCGTACCCGTTACGGGTGTGAGCCCACCCAAGCGCACCGCTGTAACCGTGACCGTGTTTTGTGCGTTGATGTTGGCCGCAAAAAGGCCCAGCGTGAGTACGAGCAGTGCTGTGTGCATTTTCATTAGTGAGTAACTCCAAACTTTCTAATCTCTCATCATAACTTGCTTGGGCTAAGACTTACTGGCCTTTTCTATCTCCGCCGCCAAGGTCACCTCAAACGCCTCCGCAGCTGCTTCTCTGCTTATTTCATATGCCTTTCGTATAAATGACTTTTCTGGGACTTCGAATATCTGATGACCGGGGCCGCGATACAGGCCGGGGTGCTTTTTGCTTTCCGTGCTGTAACCCCCGACGACCATCCTGTGACCGTACTCGACCCAGTTTGCCTGCCGCCAGGTATACTCACCCGGCTCGACGATAGCGGCGGGGAGTCCGTCGTCATCCTTACCGAGGCGCATTTCGATATCTTGTTTCATTGCACCAACCGGCAGGGCATCACCGCTGGGGAGGTCGGGGCGCACCGGGGCCTCCTCCTGCACAGCGGTCTGAAACACCTTGCCACCGGCACGAAGGGCGGTGTTGAAGGCCCGTTTCGCGCGAGCGGAGTTCACATTGGCCGGCTCAGCGAGCTTTGCATCCAGCTCTTTCAGACCTTCTAAGTGTGCCGTGAAACCGCCCATGTCATACCCCACAGCCTCTAGTTACTTCTTCACTACTGGGAACCAACCCCGAAATGCTGAGACTATCTCTGCACGACGTTTGTTAGTGAGGCGTTTCGGCTTCACCATCTGCGAGGTCTTCGCCCACTCGCTCGGCATGAAGTCTTTTGGAGCGGTGGTTTTCTTCGGGTGACACGCCGAAAAGTTCACCGCGTAGCTTATGGACTGCGCGATCATGAACTCGTCGTGGTGGGCTTTCAGCTCGTGTCTTTTAATCAAAGAGGCGAGCATTCTCGGCGTGAGAGCGAAAAACTCGTTGTGGCTGAGGCCCAGGTCGAATCGAGCGATAGACCACAATCTTAACCAGCGTTGCTCACGAGTAAGCGGCTTAGCCCGGCTTACCCTGCGGGCTGCTCGGGGTCCGCGTCGGGCTCCGGCTCGGCGAGGGATTCCTGCCATGCCTTCTGGATCATCACGGCGACCGAGTAAGTGTCGGCCATGCCCAAAAGCCTCTTGGCCTTTTCGAACGGAATCTTCGGCTGGTGTACGCGCAGAGCAGCGGCGAAGATCATGCGGGTGTTGCTCAGATTCTGGTTCGGGAACGCCACCAGGAGGTTGACTTCCCTGTGACCCTCGGCGACCAGGGCGGCCTCGGCCTGCGCCAGAGCTTCGAGGTCGAAACAGAGGAAGTACTTCTTGCCACCGATGGAAATTGGGACCTTCGGATAGGTGGGATCGATGGCCTTGCTGATGCTGGGCATGAATTCTCCTTGAGTAACTAACAGCGTCTGAAACTAAGGCCACCACCGGGCGACCTGTTGGGGTCTGCCCGGCTAAGCCATGTTTCTTACGAGCCCGGTGTTACGACGTATGCGCCATCGATGTCCAGGGTAAAGCTGAACTCCGACTCTTTCGTCAGAGCGACATCGAAGTTGCAGTCGCTGACCAGCGCTGAGAAGGCAATGAGGTCACCCGTGGCCACCTGACCCGCATGGGGGTCCTTCGGCAATTGAACGGTGAAATCATACGCGACCGCCGCGACGTTAGCCGCTGCGACTGCGACCTGACCAGGGTCCGAGGGGATGCGGAAACTGGTCACGGTCAGTTGACCGTAATCGAGGATTGATCCGAGCTTGCGCTTTGCACCGCCGGAGGCGAAAGAGGTTGCGTCGATGACGCCGAGCTTACGCCCGCCGAACTTTGCGTCAGTTGGTTCGCCGATGACGACGAAGGTTTCCGTGCCCGCCCCGGTTGCCGCGCCGATAGAGATGACCGCACCAATGCCCGCGACTTGGCCTTTGGTTCCGGTATACGTCGATCCGCTCATGATGATTCTCCTGTGTGTTGTATTCCCTGGTGTGTTAGACACACAGGGGTGTTACGTGAACTGTTGACGGGCGGCTAAGCACTCCACACGTAAACTTCGACCAATGCGCGGTACTGCAGCAGCACATCGTCAAAGAAATCCTGAGCACTGAGGTACAGGATTGAGATAGAACCGTCCGTGTATCCGTGCAGGGCGGCTATAACCGCAGCGCGAAGGTTCGTCGCATCGAGGTATCGGGCTGCCCAGCAGTCGATCCCGATGCGAGTGCGGAACATGCCGCCCGTGCCAAAGGCTGGCTTGTTGCTGCCCGCGACAATCTTGTAGTCGGCCCAGATGGCCGGAGGCGTCGTTCCCTGAGGAAGATTCACCGGGAAGATGCTGGTCGTGATGGCGGTTATCCCTGCCGTCGTGGTCAGGATCGAATTGATGGCGGCTTCTATCATACCGATCCCTCTTCAGTGCGTCACTTATCGCAAATCTAACAGCCAACACGCCGCAAGCATTCAATTTCCATTGTAAGTCACCGATAGCACTTACTGTGAACCATCAAGCTCGTAAGCCATCGCGATCAAAATGCGGTTGCGCATCTGGACATTCACCAGTGCCTGAATCTCGTAGACGTGCGTGATGCCAGTCGCGGGCTCGACATAGACGATCCGCATGGTCGGCAGAAGAATGGTCTCCGTCCCCGGCCAACGCATCGTGATCCGGTAAGTGACCTTTGACATAAACTCAGCAGTCGAATAAATGAGCTGCGAATTTTGAATGTCAATGGCTGCGCGACAACTATAGAACGTGCTCCAGGTAGCGAGCGGCTGACCGAGCGAATCCTTAGTCGCAGTCTGCTGCTGTATCTGGATCGCGTAGCGCAGTGACCCGGCGGGAAGCTGTAGCTGGTCAGTCATCAGATTCCACTCACCATGTCAAAGCTGTCGAAGACTTCACCGGCCAAAAGGGACATCACGCCGAACGGAATTTCCTTGAGGGCGGCGGCGGATGACGCCTCGCGGTTGTTGTACCAGTCGGAGACCAGCAGCATCATGGCCTGCTTGATGGTGTGTGGGCAGTCACCGAGGTTATAGGTCAGGGTGTACACCAGCCCTGCGCAGGCAGAGGGGAAGGTCAGTTGCCCGGTCGTCGCGGAGAAGGTGGCTGCAGCGGCAGATGCTTCGCTTTCGACAGTGGGGGCAATCGAAACAATGCCGGTCACGGGGTTATAGTCCGTGGCCTGCAGTGGAGTGTAGACATACGGGGCGACCGATGGCACCGTAACAGTCTCTGTTACCTGGCGAACATGGGTCCCTGCGGTGTAATTCACGCAGACGGAACCTGGCAGGTAATTCTGGGAGTATGGCCAGTAAGTCCCCGGTGCAAGAACGATGCGGGCGGGCTCTGAATTCAAGTCAACGCGATAGGTGGACGGGTCCAGCGTTTGGAGCGTGCCGGTCGCATCCACGTAAGTGATCGAGTTGACGGCGAGGCAGCCAGGCTTCGGGAGGCGAATGGTCAGCCCTCTCCAGTACCACGCATACATATAGAAATCACGATGTGCGCCGACGGTGCTATCCCAGCCCGGCCACGGGAAGTAATCCATGGTGAGTTGCATGATCCGGTCGTAGATGGCGCGGTTGGTCAGCTTCTCGACGGTCTGACGCGCCCCGATGATGTATCCCGTGAGGAGGTCATCGTCATCAGTGAAGATATCGGCAACGTTGCACTGATGCTTCGCTGCGGACAGCGAGACTGGCTCCACGATGGGCCGCGTGAGGTCTTTGTAGGACAGAGGCATGAGTTATCGCTCGATGGGTGAGGGTGGATGTTTGAAGCAGTCCCGCTCCGGGGTGGGAGTTACCACCCCGGTAAGTCGGGAGTTGATTAGGCGTGTACGGTCAGGGCCTGGACTGGGTGCGTGCCCGCATCCGTAACTGCTCCGCCCACGCGCGCGAAAGCCACGACCCCAAGTCGGTTCAATTCGGCATAGCGTTCGCTCAGCTTGAGGACGCGCGGACCGTTGCCGACTTCGCGGAACGTATAGCCAGCCGAGTGATTGCCGAAAGAAACCGGAGTGTTTCCGGCTGCAATGGCGGGCATGTACGGGTTGATTTTGCACGGATAACCCAGGATCGAGCCTGCGAATCCGCTCAGTCCGCCATCGAGGAACGGCAGGAACAACGGGCGGAGGTTGCTGTCCACGATCTGCGCGATCAGTGCCTGAGTGGCGGTCGAGAACATGAAGGCAGCACCCACCAGATACGCCGGATCGATTGCGGCCACGAGATTCACGAGGTCGTTGTAACCGACCTTCGCCGAGACAGCAGTCGTCAGAGCTGATGGCACATTGGCCAGAAGCCCCTGCACGTTGCTGGCGTTGCCATTCGTGATGAAATTGGCAACCGTGCGCTGGTAGGAGAGCTGGATCGCATCGAGTACGAACTGCACCAGGTCGAAGCCCGTATCCTGAACCAACGAGTTGTCGAGCAGGATCGGGTTGCGCCGGAGGTCATCGATGCTAATCGTGACGCCGGACACAGTGGGATCGGTCGTGGTGATCGCGGCTGACTCCAGAACGAAGGAGTTTGCCACGTCGTCCACAAACGGGACCTTCACAGGTTCGCCTGTCGAGGAGTTCAGGTGCTTAACGATGTCGTAGACATAGCCCGCCGACTTCAGCGCGATGCTGGGTGCCGCGACGCCGGTCGGAACCATGATGCCGTCTGCGATGACAGTCAGGTCGCGAGTCTCGAAAGGCTGCTTCCGCAGATACGAGCGGAGCGCAACGTTGGTGGCCGCGAGCCGCTCATCCTTGCTGCGGGTTTCTTTCTGGCCGTCCACGGAGGCGGAGGGGTTGTCCCGGGGTGGCATGTTCGCCCGGACTTCGGTCTCGGTGCCGCACGCTTCAAGGCGCTCGATGTCGCCCTTCAGGATGTTGGCGTCGGCCAGCATGGTGTCGCAGGACACACGCTGTTCGGTGGACACGGTTGCAGCAGTCATGATCGCGCGGACATCGGCGAGCAGCTTGTTGCGCTTCTCTGTAAACTCTCGGATGGTCATGGGGGTTTCCTTGTGGTGCGAATTGGTGTTGCATGTTGCATCGGACAGGCACCAGCAAGGGGCTGGTCTTCTCGACAGCAGTTAGAACGAACGGGATTGAACCCAGCCGACAAGCGGCTCGCACTTACTGCGGAACTTGGTTGTGTTACTCAGCCTCTGCTAACCGAAGATGAATCTCGGTGTTGGCTTTCCAAACTCGCTGCTCCTGACAAGCGCACTCGTCATCGAGGCAGTCATCGGCAGAGCAGATGTTGCAGGCATCGGCGACGCACTGCGCACAGAGACAAGCGCAACCGGCGGCGTTGGTCGGCGGAGTATCTTTTGCGTCGGAACGCTTTTCGATCATAGAGCGAATTTCAATGGGCATGGTGCGAACATCCACTTGCGAGGACGGGTATGCCGGGAAGCTACACGGAGAAATTTCAACGAGGTCAACCGCGATCAGCGTGCGCAGTATGTTGCCGCTCGCATCGCTGGTCCACTTATCCTCTTTGCAAATGAAGCCGAATGAGTTCGCATCGAGGTCGCCACGGTCAACGGACTCGGCCAGATCAGTGGCCTGAGTCGTGTTCGGCAATTTGCACGCGAAACAAAGTCCCTCGGTTGAATCAGTCAGTGCGAGGGTCTTCGACTTGGTGCGACCCATGAGCAGAGCTACCTTGTGGTCACGCAGACAAAGAACATCGGCCTTCGGATCGAGGGCACCTGCGAACGTGCCGGGGGCGATCATCTCTTTCCAGCCGCCGAGGTCTGCGCTCTGGAAGTTGTAGGGGATCAGGCCCGTCAGGGTGCGGGTACCATCCGCTGCCTTGGTGACGCGGATTTCATTCGTCTGGAGTGTGCGGACTTCGCACTGAATCTGCTTAGGCTGTTTCATCTGGTGCGTCTCCTGCTGTGAGCTGTGCTGCTGCTTTGTAACCGGCAAGTTCCTTCGACAGGGTGATGTGGATTGACCTAATCACCTTCAGGAACTCGGCCTGCATCACCGAGTCGGACAGGTCCGTCCACTTTTCGGCTCGTTTTGCCATGCCAGGGATAACATCGCTTATCACGGTGTCCGCCGGATCGCCGGGGGCATCAAGAGGGGCGGGTGTGCCGCCCGCATTGTCGATTACTGTGTCTGCAATAGCGCGCAAAACAGGCCTAAATAGGGTCGAAAGAGTCTCGTAATCACGCTTATTCCTGTGAGAAAGCCTCACAAACGCATCCCTATATATTTTCTGGTAACTGCGAATATAACAGGCGAGCAGGTTCCGCTGGGCCTGGGTCGGTGCAGGGTCGGTGCCGATGGGCTGGTCTAAGTTGCTTTCCGTGTCGAGCAACCGCTCAGCATTCTGGTAGTTTACGGGGACGATATAGATATCACCTTCGGGACCGATGGGGTTCATCCCCATATCTGTCTTGATGTCGTTGATGCTCAGCCATCCACCGTTGCGCCCGAGCTGGTAGCCTTGCTGCGTCGTAACAAAGTCGCCGCGCAGCCGTTCAGATACATCGAACGAGACATAATAGCGACCGGAGTTGCGACCAACCTTCGGGAGCAACTTACGGACTAACTCGGCCTCGATGCGGCAGAGGATGGGCCGAATGGAGTCGGTGATAAACGATAACTGAATTTGCGCGTGATTGTTGTTGCTGAGTTTGCTGGTATCCCCGATCAAGTGCGGTGGAACGTGAAACAATGCAGCGATATCGGTACGTTGAAAACCTCTTGTGGCGAGAAACTGTGAATCCTCGGGGCTAACTCCCACGTCTTGCCACGTCCAGTCACCAAACAGAAATCCCTGCTTGTGCGCGTTGCTGCCGCCGTGGGCACGATTCCAGGATTCCGTCATCTCCTGTTTCATCTTTGGGTCAGGTGCCGGGCCTTTGCGAATCAGGATGCCATCGGCCCGTGCGCCATTACCGAAGAAATGCGCCCCGTACTTCTCTGCAGCCTTGGCCAACGCCAGTGACTCACGAGCCGCTCTAATCGGCGAGATACCCTTGATACCATCCCACGCGAACAAAGGAAAGTGCAGAACATCTTTCGCGGCGATGACTCGGTAAGTTCCGGATGCCTGACCGTCCCACGTCTTAAAGGCCAGGGTGCCATCTGGCAACCGCACAGGCTCAGTTTTGAGCGGGTGCAGCGGCCAGAGGCTTTCGGGTGAGCCGGACTCATCACGGAGAATCTGCGCGTACCCGTTCCCTGCCATAGCACTGCAACCCACCATCGTCGCCCAGAAGGAGACGGCAGTCATTTCCGGATTCGGCTCGTTGGCGAGCAGGAAGTATAGAGGTTGGTCAGTGGCCTCACTCCGCCCCTTCGCCAATCTCTCCATGAGTTTGCAGGGCAGAGAAGATACAGCCTCAGCCAGGGTGGTCACGCAAGAGTAAACGGTCGAGATAGTAAGAGCGTTGTGCTCACTTACTAACTCACCGGCTGCCGTGGTCGATCCGCCCCCGAACCATTCCGCCCATGCTGCCTCGGCTGTAAGTGGGACTGCGGGGTCGTTTAGGCTCAAGTTGCTACGAGTCTCCGGCGACAGATTGCCGAGCACAGTCAGCCCGCCGGTATCGGCAGCCTCCACGGCGGTGTTGCGAATGCTCAGTATTTCGTCACGAAAAAGGCTCATTGTTAGTATTTCCTTTTGTACAGACCAATGCAATGATTTCCATACTAAGTAGGACTTAGTTATCTCAAGCGAACATAAAAAAAATCTGCCCCATTGGCAACCACTGCCGGGGCTAACATCGCCCTGCTCATTGCGATGAACAAAGCAACTGCTGCGTCTATCTTGTTCTCGGGCCTCTGCTTGTCAGGCATCGTGAGGTTACCCGCACTTGTCTCTCTTGATAAGACGTTCGACACACACCAGGTTAGAATCGGATTGCCGTCATGGTGAAATCTGCCATCCGCGACCGCTGCTTCTAACTCTTTCATAGCTGGGCTGAGTTTTGCCGGACTCGGCGGTACCTCGACCCGGGTGATCCCGGTGTGCTCGGCGATCCGCTGCGACCATTGGTCCGCATATCTGGCGTCATAGCAAAGCTTTTGCACCTGACTACTGGCTATGTCCTGTTCCGTGTCGGCCTCAATCATTGAGTAGTCGATGCTGTTTCCCGGTGTCGCCGTCAAAAACCCCTGCTTACTCCACTTTTGGTAATGCTGGTTCTCGGGCGCGTTGACTTGCGCCTCGGGCAGATAGGTTCGGGCGAATGCATAATAGTGTGGTCGCCCGTCGATGTCCTGCCGAAAGAGTCTTACAGTCGCGCTCAAGTCAAGTTTCGACGCTAAGTCCGAGCCGATCCAGCAGGGCAGATTCTTGACCACTTCTTCAGTAAGGTCAGGATCGTAGCACTTAGCCCAAGCCTGCATGTTCATCCACGCGCTGGTAGCCGTCGTCCAGACATCCAAATGCATAGTCCTGAAGATTCCCTGCTTCGCTGCATTACGGATTGCCT